GGCACGGAAAACCCCATCGGGTGCAAGGCCAAATAGGAAACCCCGGAGTGGCCCGCTCCACGTTCCGCTTCGGCGGAACAGGTTTCGGGTACTGGCTGCTGAGCTCCCATACCTGGGCGCTCCTTTCGGAGGGAGCACAGGTCACTACCGTTATCACCTTTCCGACCGATTGTCGTACGGATGCGGCAGTGGTTCGTAGTCGTCATGAGTTTAATCTCAACACTCGAATCATTAGAGCAAGCGAGCAAATTTTTGCTCGCCGTCCGGTTGATCCGGAGATCAGAACACTTACTTCCGCCATTCTCGCTCCTTTTCTCGGACGCGTAGTTACGCTTTCCGATAAGAACTGGGCAAGAATGATTCGCAGCTTTCAAGAGATTTCTCGGAAACTACAAAAGTGGCGGAGGCAAGACGAGGATGCAGAGCAGGACGCCTTGAAATATTTCCATGGCGTTCTATTCTGCAGGATCGTGGGGGATGAAGTTCTTCCCCCTAAGCCCGAATGGCTGACCGACTCACGACTCTATAAAGGTTGGGCTGGTCGTATTGTCGCGCGTTCCTTTGCACGAAAAGATCTTTCTTTCTTCACTTCTCTTATGGAGTCGAAAAGAACGTGGCCCATGCTTGGACCTAAACGAGAAGTGCAGGCTATTCGCGACCATTGGGACTTGTTTGTTCCCTCTCAGGCAAGTCGTGTTCCTTTTGACCCAGAAATGGATCATTTCTTGGAACATTTTGGGCGGATTCTTTTCCACCCTATAGCACTTGGTCCTCCGAAGAAATTTCTTCCTTCCAATACTGCCTGCTTTGAAGCAGGTCGCAAGAATGGAGGACAACAGTCCCTTTTCCAGCCTTTCGATTTGCGGGTTTTGACCCGTCCGACGCCTTCTTCTCTTGAGAACAGTTTGCGGCCAAAAGCCGCTGACTCTGAATTTCAGGAGTGGCGTCAAAGAACCTTTGTTGAGGCCCGTGAAAAAGTAGATTCCGCATTTCGGCACGAAAATGCAGAAGCTTCTCTCATGCATGTCTCTGTCCAGTCGATTGCCGAACCATCGAAATTTCGTATCATTACGAAAGGTTCAGGATATCTTTATACTGCGGTGCAACCGCAGCAGGGGCAGCTTTTACGTGCATGGAAGCATTGTCGAGCCTCGTCTATGTTGAAAACGGACTTAACCGTCGCTGTGAATGATATGTATCGGGCAACCCCTCCCTCCTGGGTATGGGTCTCCGTTGACTACAAAGCAGCGACCGATTCTCTTGCCAGATGGGCAACTCTCGCGATTGCTCGCGGAGTCCAAACATTTGACCCTTCGACTTTCTGGAGATCTCTTTCTCCTGGATTGCTCCACTACCCCGAGTTTGTTACTCGAGGTCGCCGGAAGTATCCCGTTGGTCTGCCTAAAGGTCCCTTTCTTCAGGAATCTGGGCAGATGATGGGGCACCCTTTGAGTTTTCCTCTTCTTTGTGGCATCAATCTGGGCTGTTATATGAAGGCTGTCGATGAGTGGGATCGTTTCCACTTTCACCGACTTCTTTCTCAACGCCCTTATGACCGATCGCCCGAGGAACGGAATCAAATTCATGCGGCAATGGTCGATCTCCGACTGAGTGCTGAGCTTATGCGCAGATGGGTTCTGATCAATGGCGATGACGGACTTTTTCGTTGTCCTGCGGATTTTCCTTCTTTCTTTGAGCGGGTTTTTACCCGTGTCGGATTGAGGAAGTCTGTTGGCAAAAATTATGTTTCGTCTACATTTGCAATGATCAACTCGCAGCGCTTTTTGTTGAAGGGTGGGGTGATGCGGCGTATCGGATACCTGAATATGTCCCTTGTTTTGGGGCGTACGACGAAAACTGGAGTTTCCATGGCCCTTCCCACGCAAATTGCAGTGGGTATGAATGAGATGATCGAGCTGACGCCCTGGACTGCTTGTAGCATTCCGTTGGCAATGTCGCGCTGGTCTCAAGATTTTCGTGGCTGGTTTTCTCCAAATTGGTATCTTCCGGTACACTTGGGCGGGTACGGCTTGGAACCTTCGGGTCCCTTCAAAGTTACGCGACCTCAGCGTCTCATGGCAGCTCGATTCATTGAACCTGGCAGCCGTTTGGCGTTATATCGTCGCTGTGGCCCTGCCTTGATCCCTTTCGTTGATAAGTTCTTCCCAGAGTTGAAATTAATTCCTCTGGAGGATCTGTCTGAAGAACGTGAGGACTTGTGGTTCTCCGTGCTAGATAGGGAAAAAGGCTTGGATGACTGGCTTGTTCGCTTTGGCATGATGGCCAAAGCCTCAAAGATCGATCTGGACGTGGGTACTGATGCTCAAATTTTCGGAGCACAGAAATTTCCACGACACCATAGATTCAAGCCTATGTCAGATGAAGGTTTTCGTCGATGGACGTATGGGATTCTCGCCCCCGTCCGTCCTGTTCCGGGCTGTCCTGATCTCTCAAGTCTCCATTTTGAGGACGTTCCTCCCATGGTTCGAGTTCCAAAGTCTCGAAGACAGCTCTTTCAGAAGAGCCTCCGTTCCTTTGAGGAGCGGCTTCGTCAGTTGGCCCTTTCGCAACCTGGTGTAGACGACCTGGAGGCTTTCCACCTTGGATTTTAATGTTGCATGATGGGGTCAAGAGCACCGGATAGCATCCGGCACCCAAAACACTCAGTGTGCTAAACAAAACGCCAAGAGACTGCACGGCGTGGTGAGGAGATTCATTGGGCTGCCTATACGGATCGGACCAATTCGTTGGCCGATTGGGTCATTGTAATTGGAGTTGAGACTCCTTCCTTAACGAAGAAATGGCAGGCACCAAACCTCATGGCTCTTGATGAACAGTCCCCGTATGCCCGGGTATCCCATACTGGCATGTCTAAAAAGATGTCCGTTATCACGAAAGGGAAGACTGCAAAGACTATGGCTAAGTCTTCTGCAAAAGTTACAGCGCCTTTGGCGCGCAGCACGGTTGCAACTCGCACACTTGGTCCGCGAATGGTAAGCAACAAGGATCGCTCCGTCTCGGTTGAAAACCGAGAAATGGTGGCAGAAGTTCTGGGCGCAACGTCCCTTATTTCTTCAACAATCAGTACGATGTTGATCCAACCTGGGCTCCCCTGGGCTTTTCCTTGGCTCTCCTCTATGGCCTCACTGTTCGAATCTTACAAGGTCGAGTATCTTGAACTTGAGTATGTTCCCTTCGTGGGAGCCTCTACTAATGGAGTTTTCTTTGCCGCTGTTGGCGAGGATCCGTCAGAAACGGGTCCTCGAGACATTCAGGCGATGGGGAATTATCGTTATACTTTGCGCACTCCCATTTGGGAGGGCGCTAAGCTTCGAATCCCCGGCTCCTATTTCCATACACTCTCCTCTTGGAAGTATATCCGAACTTCAGTGGCCGCAGATGCTGGGCTGAGTAATACACTCGGTCCGATCATCACTCGCGGTGCTCAACCTAGTTTTGACGCAGGGTACATTGCTTATGGAGTCCATGGGGCGGCGGCAGCCACTTATTGTGGTTTTCTCTACCTCAATTACCGATTCCAGCTCCGCTCGCCCATTATGAGTCGAATTCAGGTGACATCTTTGTCGTCTGCGTACTTCTATTCTGATGCGACTGGGGCGACTTCTACGAACTGGCTTCCAAACGTTCAGATCTACGGAGGCGGCCCTTTGGCTGCTGCTCCTGATACTAACGCGTATGGAGTCGGTTTCTTCTTCAATAGCCCTGGGCGTTATGCGATTTATGTTCGCCTTTATTCTCCAGCTCCAAACCCCGTTAACACTATTACCGTTGGAACGTTAGGGACCGGGTCCTCCCGTGTGGAGAATCCAGCAGCCCCTGACTTCTTTTCCAATGGACAGCGTTCCTTCGGGGCTTGGTTCTTTCAGTTGGCGAACCCTCAAGAGGTTGTGCGAATCCAGCTTCCTGCATCTATGGTGCCCACAGGCACCGGTACGACAGACCGAACCGTGGTTTGGGTCTGCAGTCTTCCTAGTAACTGATCGCTCTACGAATCCGAACGTCTTCGAGGCTTTTGATCGTCAGCAGATTTAGTCTGACATGTCCTCAGGTAGTTTGGCCTGTTGTTGGAGAATACTACGACCGGTAAAACCGGCGGAATGCCCCGAAAGGGCAGCTCTCCTGATGCAGGCTGTATTGACGGGACCCCTGTTAGACGACATTTTCTGACGTCAAACGGTCACAGTATCGGAGCTCATTGAGAGCTCTAGGTCTGGAGTCGGGCACTGCCGACAGGCGGAGTTTCCCCGGCTTCATGCTGTTACTGTCCGGAAGCCTCGAATTCGGTTTGAGGCGATACCTTGTCCATTCTAGTGGTATGGAATCCACGGAGTGGGATAATCGGAAATTCTATTTCTGTTCCGAGAAACTCAGAAATTTGTAACTTCTGGG